GAGGCTCGTCTTTTCTTACTATGTTTAAGTCATTAGTAGATATACTAATAACTCTGTATTCATACTCATCACCAAAATTAACAATATCGCCTGCGCTTATGCCTGTAGCTGAAGTAACTGAAACTACTGTATCGCCGACAGTCGTACTTGCGTCAGCAACAGTTGTTTTAGCAGTTTCTTCATAAGCAGTAGCAGAAGGACACGATTCAATCTTTAGATTGTTACCGTAAGCCCCAGCTGTTCTAGCCGCCCATAAACCTACAGAAGCAGAACCGTCAGCGTAATTGTCTTGGTAATCAGTAGTATTCTTTATTACAAATGTACTACCTGATTCAGTAGCATTTGATACAGATGAATTCTGTACTCGGACAACCCTTAGTGAATTAGAATATGCTAAGAAGTTTGCCGCTGTAAACCATCCCTCAAATGTTGTTGAGTTAGGTTTGCCAAACTTACTTACTAATTCTTGTTCGCTAGAAATACTAGTTATTTCGTCCAAAGGTCCTTGTGTTGCTTGGAATGCAACAGCACCAATTGAAGTAGAAACGGCTGGTATAATTCTAGTAAGGTCTTTTTCCTGTACGAGAACACCTGGTGATACTTGAAATGCCATTAGGTTTTCTCCTCTTAATTAGCTAATTATTATAATTATTAACTTGTTTCTAATTTTAAAATATTCAATACTCGTATTATTCATACGCCCATATTCAAATTTCAACCTACTGATATTTATAATATACGCAATTTACAGAGGTTTATTGACCTTTTCGGACTACCGGATGCCATACCGTACCATATTCATCTACTTCTATTTTTTCATGGTCTGGAATACCATCATCCACAAATCCAAAAGGTGCCATATCCTGTTCAATTTGATGTTGTTGTTCATCATATAATACTTTTCTTGCGTTTGTATCAGTCATCTCTTTGAAAAAAGGCTGATTGGATAACCAACCAAATGATACCAAACACATCATTAAATCGTCTGTACAACCGTCTTCAGCCTGCCAACTCTGACCTTTTCTGATAAAGGTTGACATCTCTTCAATAATATTGAAATCATTAATTACAATTTTATCACCTTCTATAAGTGATTTAATATTTGAACACCCTATTTTCTTAATCTGTTTGGTCATTTTTACACCAAAACCAGAACCTCTACCTGAAAAACCAGCACCTAATATTTGGCCTGCTCTACCTCTTTGTGTAGTCATCAATAGATTATCATATTCCATTTCAAATTGCAAAGACTCTGCCACTTGTTGGCCTATATCATTTACTTCAACCAATACATGTGCATGGTTATATGCTTTACATACTCTATCAATTGTATGAGGAAACAATAAAGGTTTAATTTCATTACTTCTAAACTTTGCAACAATCTTAAAAGGAAATTCAGTTACATCCATAATTATAAAAGCAGAATAATCTTTATTAACACCTCTAGCCACATCAACTGTACAAGTATAAGTACGACCTTTTATGGGGTCTTCAAAAACATCCAAACCACCACTTGAAGTTTTAGGAGTTAGAAATGCCATATTTTTAATTTTTGCTGGACTAATTAATGTATTAACACTACCTAAAAATTCACATTCAAACTCTTGTGAAAATTGTTCAGGTGATGTATTTCTAATTGTTCTTTGTTTCCAATCTTCATCACGACCTGGTACTTCTGACCAATGTACTTCAATTGGTACATAATCATTACGGCCATTCTCTGCGTCTATCCATAATTTGTAAAACTGATTCATACCATAAGGTGTAGATACAATAATCATCTTTGTTTCTGAACCAGCAGATATGGTAGGATAAACAGAACTAAAAAACATTTCGGCAATATTAGGTGGTACGAAAGCATACTCATCAAGGAAAATAATATTATAAGAACCACCTCGGATTGCACTTGAAGATGTAGCAGCCGCCACAATAACTGATTTATTTTCTAACTCTATATTACCTTTGTTCCAATTAATTACACCTTGTTGTAACCATTTTGGTAAATTTTCATAGGCAAGTTGTACTCTTCCTAATATATCTCTAGCAGTTGATGATTTGTTTGCAAGTATGGCAATGTTTGAATTTGGATTAAACAATGCATAATGTAATAGATAAGAAACAACCGTTGTTGACTTACCTGATTGTCTAGGCAATTTGCATATTGTAAACCTATTATGGTGCATTGTTCTTACAATATGTTTCTGAAACTCATACAACTTAAATGGTACAAGACCTTCATCAAGAGATACAATTTGAATATAATTTTCCATAAAATATAAGGGGTCAGCCTCACATTTTTGATATTCTATTATTTGCTCTTTAGTAAATTCAACAGGTATATTAACCTTTTTTAAATTTGGATTCCCTAAATATGCGTCTGACCTTTGATTATCCATTGATAATAATTCCTTCTATATGCGTATATCCTAATTGTATAGCAGCCTGTACCCTTTGACTACCTCTAAAAACAGAATATTCTTTTTCTCTATATGTTACACCACCAACACCTTTTCTTGGAGTAGGGCTAACACTATATTTTCTAACTTCAATAGGGTTTTGCAACTCTTCGCCTTCCAGTAATTCTGGCAAAGGTGTCATGGACTTGATAAAATGGATTTTACTTAGTTCCAGGTTTATCTTTTTCTTTGTTGACTGCTTCGCTTTCAATAATTTCATCTTCACTTTTCCTATTTAACATTTTCTGCAATTCGGCAGTTGAACCAACAAACAAAGCATTTTTTATACTTGCACTTGCTGATTTAGGTAACTCTTTTAAATCCTTTAATTTCTTTTGTAAGTCTTGTAGTTTATCTACCGTTTGACCTACTTGTTGAATCAATTGACCTGCAACTTCATATGCTCTAGGGTGTTGGCCTTCTTTTGCAATATCTAATATGCCTTGAATAGCCTCATTACCTTTGTCAATTAAATTATAATAATTATCTCTACTATAATCATAATCATGGTCAATATCTTTTTTATGTTCTTCAGCTGTTCTAGGAACAGGAGGAGTTTTCACCTCTACCATCTCTTTTGGTTGTTCAAAATCTGAAACTTTTACTTGTTCTTTTTCTATGCCTAAAATTTCGTTAACATTTTCTTCCAATTTACTCATCTGTATCACTCGCTGGGTTATATCGTTTACTGTCATCATAGAAAGTAAGAGTTGTTGTAAATCCAAAATCATCATCAGCGTCAGCCGTTGTAGGATTTGGCACCACAATAATTCTTTCTTCTCTTGTTAAAGGTGAATCTGTATCAGTACCCATATCTGCTTGTACAGATTTAATCACACCTTGATTATTCATTGGACCATATAAGTAAGTTTTTGCCGTAAAATTTAATGTATAAATCACAGCTCTTCTTCTTGTAAAATCACCTGAGTATGTATCTTCATATTGTACATTATTCATAATAATAGGTATATCTCTAACTAATTCTAATTCAGGTACCACCTTCATTGTAACTGTATATTCTGGTTGGAAGAAAGGTAAAATTTGTTCTATGATTTGTAGACCATTTTCAGCAGTTGCTGTGAAAGAATACAAACTAAAATTAATATTATAAGGTACTGGTGCATAATTAAAATACATTTTCTTACCTTCTTCACCACTTTTAACCTTAATCATCTTCTGCATTTTATTAATTTTTCTAGTAGGGTCATAAGACAAACCTGTAATTTCAAATCCTAATCTAGGTAAAGTTACTGCAACCTTTCTATCATCTTGTAAGTTGGCTTGCTGGTCTATTCTCGCTAAAAACTTTTCTTTAGGTGCATATGCTAATGGCACCTTTATTCTTCTAGTGACAGCACCTGTGCTGGAAGTATTCTGAATAACAACATTGTTAAACAGTTGACCAAAAGCAATGGTTAACTTTCTTAATCCTTCGTTATAAAAATGTGTTCCAAACATTACTCGTCAACCTCCCCAAATGGATTTCTTTCAGTAAAATCAAGTATGTCATCATCTGTTGATACAGTATCGTAACCAGCTTCTGTATTCATATCTAAATTTTGTGCATATGGAGATTGTGTTTGTATATTAGCCTCCACATAATCCTCATTCATTAAAAATGCTGGTTGACCAGTTGAATAATCATGGTAATCTTCTAACATAACTGAACCACGGCCTGTCAAAGTTTCTTGACCAATTTCTAACATAAATTTGTGAGCAAAAGTATCTAAAGTATGTTTATCTTCAACAGAGTCAAGAACATTAATGCCAGTATTAATTTGTTCACTCGCATATTCCCAACGAGTTACTTTTAATTTATAAACTGGTAAATTTCCTAATTGATAGAATGGTTCCTGGTCTTCTACAAATTGAATTTCAAAGAAACCTTTTAATAAAGGTACATATAATATATCACCTTCATTAGGTCTGCCGGTAGCAGTTAGTGTTGCTTTACTA